GTCCTATAACTCCTACATCTGGAAATAGTGTATTGCAAATTACACAAATATTTACTCCAGTTCTTGATATTACAGGAATAGCTCAAGTAGATTTAAATACTGGCGAAATATTAACTGAAGATACTTTTCCAATCTCAAGTGTAGCCGGCGCAAACGCCGTAGTAAATTTATTTACTACGTTTACTAACTATATTTCTTTTAGAATTGCAGATGGCGAAATAAATCCTACAATAACAGGATCAAATATTTTAAATACAAATCAGCCAATTGTTAATGCTGGACTAGCATTAGAAGTTAACGAAGAATTTGTACAACAAGAAATTTTAGCGTTCTTGAGATTAGAATATCCTAGTGTGACATTCCCTGAAATAAAAACTAAAAACGATATACACTCTTTAATAAGAGCAATAAAACGAGATTTGCAATACACTGGCAACTATGCTACGACTTTTGCTGCTAGAAGATATTCAAATGCGGTCACAGGTTCTCAACTTGATAGTTTATTCTTCTTAAGAGATACCACAGGTTTAAGAGATTGTACAACAGGAGGATTACAAGGAACTCTTAATCCTCCGGGAGTCTTTGAGCTTTATCAAAAGCCAACAGGCGGGGCACTTGTAAGTCTTGATCCAGGGTGGGGACCAGACGATGAGCGTACTTGGATTGTTAATCGCTCTCCTTATATCCAAGGCGTTACTAATATTGGTTTTGGGTGTGTTGGTATGAAGGTAGACGGCGCATTGCACAATGGCGGTAACAGGTCTATGACAGCTAACGACTTTACACAAGTTTTAAGTGATGGTATTGGTGCTTGGATCACAAATAATGCAAGAGCAGAACTTGTGTCAGTGTTTAGTTACTATTGTCAAATTGGTTATTTTGCCGAAAATGGCGGCATTATCCGTGCTGCAAACGGCAATAACAGTTACGGACGTTACGGATCCGTTGCTGATGGTGTTGACAGTACTGAGATTCCTCAAACTGCAACTTTCTTTAATCGAAATAATCAAGCACAGGTAAAAGAAGCAATTGCTGGTGGCAATGCAGATGAATTAATAGCATTTGAATATTCTAATGCAGGAGAACACTATACTAGTGCAACGGCAACTGTTGTCGGTGCTGGAGAAGATGCAACTGTTGAATATACAGATTTTAGAGACGGTGCATTATTCGAAGCTAGACTAATTTCACCGGATGGTTCTAGTAATAAAGGCGGTTCTGGATACGTAGTTAAACAAGCAAGTTCACAAGCAACAATAGGAGCATCAAGTACTATTGTATTATCTACTAATGATACAACTCAGTTTTTATCAGAAATTGAAGGTATGAGAATCATTATTATAGACGGCACTGGAGTAGGCCAATACGGTTACATTGACAATTTTGTATTTGCTACAAAACTAGTAACTGTACGTAGAGACAGCGATGCTGAACTAGGTTGGGATAATATTATTCCGGGTACTCCCCTTGCAGCAAATTTAGACACTACGACTCGATATAGAATTGAACCTCGTATTAGTGTAAGTGCGCCACCATACAGTACAGCTTCTTTTGACTTGTTTACTAATAGATCATATGTTGATGTAGTTTATGGCGATACTACGCAAACATATACTAATATAACTGCTGGCAGTGATTTAATATGGAGAGATGATACTAATACACGTATAGCACTAGCTGAAATTATATCAAACACATCTTTACAATTTACAGCAGAGTTTGCAACTAATCCTAGTGTGCCTTTTAATATTAAAGGAAGAACTAGCGGAGCAACAGCAGTTGCAACAGCTATATCTACTAACACAGGCAAAACTATAAATGTTACAATTTCTGCTAACGGAAGTAGTTTTATTGTTGGCGAAGAAATAGATCTTGTATTTGTTTCAGGGTCAGGCAACACATATGATGATGATCCTATTGCTGCTAGATTTACAGTGGTCAGACAAGGTGAATCTTATTTAGTATCTCTTACAAATACAGGAGCTGGGTACAATATAAATGATGTTATAACTATTTTAGGTACTTCGCTCGGCGGAGCAACCCCCGCTAATGATATAACTATTACAATCACAGATGTAAGTTTAGATAGTACAAGCAGTATTCAAACATTTACTTTTACAGGTACAGGCAAAACAGGAATATTTGTTTCTTTAACTAATAGTGAATATAGTAGATATAGTGAAAATGGTCAAAATTGGACTGAAGTTAGTTTATCATTTATAGGTGACAATAGAGCACTAATTAACGGCAACAATAGATTTATTGCAGTAGCTAATAATGAAAGTCGTGTAAGTTCAAGTCTAAATGGACAAACTTGGACAACAGTTGATCTTCCAATAACTGCATCATGGACAGATGGCGTTTACGGCGGCGGAAAATTTGTTCTAGTAGCAGACGATACAAATGACGTTGCAGTAAGTGCAAACGGCACTACTTGGACAACAGCAACTATTCCAGATGATACCGGTGGTGCAGACAGTACTATTAGTCAATGGTCAAAAGTTGTTTATGGTAAAGGCAGATTTGTTGCTGTAAGTAGGAACGATCTTGCAACAGCAACGTCAACAAATGGCGGCGTAACTTGGACTAGAAACGACGAAGTATTACCGAACGTAGATTGGACGGCAGCATCTCTAGCATACGGAAATAATAGATTTTTATTATTAGCAGCTGACGGTACAACTGCATATAGCTTTGATGGCGTAACTTGGTATGCTGGAACTACTGCAAGTGCAGTATTAACATATAGTGAAATTAAGTATGCACAAGGAATATTTTTTGCTATTGGACTAGATTCCGCAGCAGCAACAAATCAATGCGCTACTTCAGAAGACGGTATCCTATGGACTAATAGAGTACTGCCTGCCTCGCAGCGATGGAGTGCATTAACATACGGAGATGTTAATGGAACTAGCAAATGGGTATTACTTGCCTCAGCTGGAAGTACAGGTGCTGTTGCTCATGTTAGTACAGGTGCTCGTGCAAAATGTAGAGCAGATGTTATTGTAGGTTCGTTTAAGACTATTAAAATATGGGATAGTGGTAGTGGTTATTCGAGCAGTAATTTACCTGTACTAACAATCACCGATCCTAATTTTGTTACTGAAGTAGCTTATGAAAGTAGAATAAGTAATGGAGTATTAAGTCAACCAGACTTCATTAATAGAGGTGCAGGATATAGACGTACTACTAGTACCATTACAATATCTGGTAACGGTTATGCAGACATTGTCCCTGACGAAAATATAATCACTATATCCGGTATTGTAAATCTTCCAAGTCCCGGAGTACAAATACAAATTGCGGGAGTTTTAAATACTGTAACAGACACACCTAATGATTTGTCTATCTTTAGTGGAGTAATAGTAACAGACTTAGGCGACGACGGAACAGGAAACGAAACTAGACTAGTACAACTTACAATTTCGCCAAGTTTAGAAACTTTTTATAATACTGAACACGGGACAGCAATAACATTAAGAGAAAAATTTAGTCAATGTAGAATTAGTGGACATGATTTCTTAGACATAGGAACGGGCAATTTTGAAGAAACTAACTACCCAACACTATATGCAAGCGGCGGATTTTTTGTTGCATCGCCTGAAAACGAAGTTTATGAAACAAATAGTGGTAGAGTATTCTATGTAAGTACCGACCAAGACGGAAATTTTAGAGCAGGCGAATTGTTTAGTGTTGAACAAGCAACTGGTGTTGTTACTATTAGTGCTCAATTTTTCCAATTAGATGGGCTATCGGCACTTGCCTTAGGCGGTGTAAGATTAGGCGGATCAGGAACAGTTGTTAATGAATTTTCAACAGACAGCACATTCTCTGCAGATTCAAATAATGTTATTCCAACACAGCGAGCTATTGCATCCTTCCTTGCAAACAGACTATCAGTTGGTGGTGAGAGTTTAGAAGTCAATAGATTACAAGCAGGAGCTGTTATTATAGGCGGCACTGATAACGAAATAAGCACAATTGGAGGTTATTTACACATTCCTTCCAATGTAAATTTTGAAGGCTCGTTTCAAACTGATGACGGTGCCGGAAATATAACAACTGAACAAACAAATATTTCAGGAACAATTGTATCACAAATGTTGTTCCTTAAAAAATTCGACGATACCATGCAATAATAGCAACGGTTAACATAATGATAAATATACTAGCGGAGTAATAAAAATGGCAGAATTTAAACTAGGTAGAATTAGATTTGTATGGAAAAACCAGTGGGCAACTGCTACTGTTTATTATCAAGATGATGTTATTGCTTTTGGTGGCAAAACATATATCTGTACAATAGGACATGCAAGTCAAGCAGATTTCTTTTCAGACTTGGACATTGTTCCAGCAAAATGGAATCTTGTAAGTGATGGGCAGACTTGGAAAGGTGATTGGACGGTAGATACTAATTATATATACGATGACATAGTTAGTTATGGTGCAAGACTTTATATATGTAATACTATACACACCTCAGCAGCAACTGCTATTGATGCTACGGACGGTCTTGAAGTTGATTTAGGTAAGTGGGATGCTTATGCTGAAGGGATTGACTGGAAAGGCGACTGGGCTATTAGTACTCGCTACCGTATAAACGATTTTGTAAAATACGGCGGCTCAACTTATGTTTGTAATACACTACACGTATCTGCTGCAACTATCTCCAACGGATTAGAAACTAATTCATCTTACTGGGATATATTTAATCAAAGTACAGAATACAAAGGCGAATGGACTGCAAGCATTAGATATAAACTAAACGACTTAGTTCGTTATGGTGCTGGTATTTGGATTTGTTTAACTGCACATACGTCAGCAGGTACATTTGGAGCAAACTCAGCAAACTGGACTAAGTTTGTAGAAGGTTTCCAATATGAAAATGATTGGAGTCCTGTTGTACCTTATCAGTCAGGCGATGTGGTGCGCTACGGTGGAAACCAATATATTTCAACAACATCAAACACCGGAAGTATTCCGTTTGATAATCCAAATGATTGGGATTTATTTACAGAAGGGTTCCGCTTTATTGGTGATTGGAATGAAGACAGCGCTAATCAACATTATAAAGTTGGTGAAGTAATACGCTTAGGTGGATTTACATATGTTTGTGTACAAGACCATGAAACAGGTCAACAACCTCCAAACGCAGAATACTGGAAACTAATTAATGAAGGTTTCCGCTGGAGAGGCGTATGGATTGACGACCAAGAATATTATCAAGGTGATGTTGTACGCTACGGCGATAACAGCTACTATTGTGTTCTTGGACACATTTCAGAAGGCGATGACTATTCAACAGAAACAGCAGTTCAGCCAGGTGGCGGCGCACAAGGATCTCGTCCAGACTTAGCAGACAGCGGCCAATACTGGAGTATTCTTGCAATTGGAACAGAACAAAGTGTCCTTACTACAGCAGGCGATTTAGTTTACTATAGTGGAAGTGCTCCAACAAGATTACCAGTCGGCCTAGAAGGCCAAGTATTAAAAGTAAATACAGCCAGACTTCCAGCTTGGCAGTTCTTATCTAATATAGAAGATGTTTATTTTGTAGCAGAACATGGTAATGATTTACCGTTTCCAACACGTGGCGGTACAATTGATAGACCATTTAAAACTATCCGTTATGCAGCTGAGCAAATTGAAAAAGGAACTAAGAATCCTGTTGCACAACAGCTAATAGAACTTAATAGATCATTTATACAAAGAGAAGTGAGTTCTTGGATTAGAGATCAAGTAGATAATGCTACTGGCGGAAGTATCTGGGAAAACTTTGTATATGACACTATAAAATGTGAGCGCGATGTGGGATTTGTACTTGATAGAATAGTACACGATATGGCACACGGCGGCAATTTGAAAACTCGTGCCGCCGCACAGACGTTCTTGAATGCATTAGCCGACGGACCTTACTCAACAGCAGCAGAAAATAACGGAACAGGCGCTTACGGTAATTTAATAGCAGAAGGTGATCAATCAGTTGCAGCATATAACTATATGCTTACTCTTATTGGTAACGCATTGTCTAATACTGCTCCTACATTAATATATCAAAATGTAACAGATGATTCAACTGCTATTATTGATCAATATATTAACATTACCATTACAGCAGAAGCAGGCGCATTAACACGTCTTACTTCACTTGCTAATATTATTATTAATGCAATAGACACTGGACTAGTAAGTAGTATCCCTGCTCGAGATGTTCCGCAAACTCTACTTAAAGTTTCAACAGGTAAGCATTATGAAGTGCTACCAATAATTGTTCCCGCATACTGTGCAATAATGGGAGAAGAACTTCGTTCAACACAAATTAATGCAGCATTAGGAACTATTCCTGCAAGTGACAGTACGTACACTATTGAAATTTATGATAGAATTGCAGACGTTGTAAGTGATATTGTTGTAGGTACATCAGTAACTCCAACAACAGGAAATACAACAGTACAGTTTCAAGACTGGCCCCACGCAATTACAGCTCAATCAACTAATGTTACAGACCTAGTCAATGTAATGAAGTACCAAACAGATTACTCGTTAAACACAATGCATACTGCATACTTAACGGAACCTGTAACATTTATTGGATCTGCACAAGAAACTGCTATAGAAAATATTAAAGCAAATATTAACTTTATTGTTGAAGAAGTAATTGCGTATCTAGCTGATCAATACCCAACACTGCGTTATGGTAAAACTGACACTCGCAGAGATTCACGTTATGTAATAGATTCATTGATTTATGATTTAACATATGGCGGCAATGCACAAGCAGTTAAAACTGGTCTAGCATATTGGGACGGCGATGATAATACAATACCACAAATTCCAGCATCTATTAAAGCAGCTACCATTGCCTCTTTGAACTTCTTAAAAACTACAGCACAAAGTGTTGCAGGTAATAGTTCAATTGCAAGTCCTTATCAAGCTACAGTTGCACAAGTATTAACTGGAAATGTTGGTAGTATTACAGAGATTGCAAATAATGTTGAAGACATTATTGATATTCTTGACAACGGTCCAACTGCTGTAAGCACAACAACTACACTAGTTGACCCAACTCCTGCAAACAGTGTTAATACAACTACTGCACTAATTAGTGCAAGCGGCACATTAGATTCAGCAGCAGCTACTATACAGGCCGATACCATTAGCTGGATCAACAGCAACTATCCTACCTTAGTATACAATAGTGCTAAGTGTTCAAGAGACATTGGTATTATTCTTAAAGCAGTTAGATTTGACTTTATGTTTAACTCTAATTGGCAGACACTTAAATCTGCACATGCATACCTAAGAAAGACTGCTACTGAAGTTTACACATTAAATCAAAAAGCAGTAACTAGAGCTGCAATTAAATATGCACTAAGTACAGAAGCAGTAGCAAACGTAGGTGGTAACACTACTGCAATTGCTAGAATTAATTTAAGTGCTACTATAATTGATCAAATGATATTTGGCGCTACTAATGAAGGTAGTGTATGTCAAGTTGAAGATCAAAATGCATACTATGCAATGCTACAGCTAGAGCGCAATAGAGAGTTTATTATATCAGAAGTTACTGCATGGATGAATTATAACTATGTAAACTTTGATGACTTTTATAATTCAGCAACCTGTGCTCGTGATATTGGTTACATTATTGATGCTGTAAGTTATGATTTAATTACTGGTTCTAACTTTGCATCAAGTGTTGCCGGCGCAGCATATTATAGAGCAGTTGCATCTGCACAAAATGTTGTTAACAATCAGTTAAAACAAACAATTGCTGCTATTAAAGAAGCAAGAAGATTGACAATTGAAGTTACTGATTCTAGCTTATATTCTAATATTGCTCGATCTTATGCAATTATTTTAGACATACTTGAAAATGGGTTAACAGCAGTACCTACTTATACATTCCCAGACAATGGTACTTCGGTAGCTGCTGATAGTACAACTGCTGGAACATTTATAGCAAATAGAGCAACTTATGTTTCTAGCATTTCAAGTTATCTAAACACTAACTACAATGCACAGTGGGTTGCACTAGGCGCAGGCGGTCAAGCAACATGCCAGCGCGATGTTGGCTATATTGTTGACGCTGCGACTTTCGACATATTATATGGTGGAAATTATCAATCAGTTATTGCTGGTGATAGTTACTACTCATACGGTACTCTGCAAATTGGCGATGGAGATGAAAAAACAGCAACACTGGCAGCTCTTACAGAACTAAAATCGTTGCTATCTGCAGATGCAGAAGCAACAAGCCAGGCAGCAGTCGAAAGCAATGCAGATGATGTAATTGCAATCGTTACTAACGGTGCAGGAACAGTTGCTAAAGTTTATCCAGTTGCAACAGGTGAAACTGCAACAATACAAAGTACATTTAGTGCAATACAGACTGCTAACAGTTTCATACCAACTAATGTTACAACATACATTACTAATACATTTAGTTCTTATACTTACAACTTATCGTTATGTTTAAGAGACGTCGGTACGTATATTGATGCATTAAAATATGATTTAAAATATCCAGGTAACTACAAGTCACGCTATGTTGCTCGTTATTATGCTAATGCAGTAACAGGTAGCCGAGAAGAAGACATGTTCTATCTAAGAGATGCAACTGGCTTAAGAGATTGCACATTACTAGGATTAAACGGTGATTTAACTCCTGCAGGCATATATGGTACAAGTCGTGTTACTGCTGGCGCTTACGCAAGTCTTGATCCAGGATGGGGACCAGACGATTTTACAACATGGATTATTTCACGATCGCCATATGTTCAAGGTCTAACTACATTTGGTAATGCAGCAATTGGTCAAAAGATTGATGGCCATTTACACAACGGTGGCAATGACTCAATCGTGTCTAACGACTTTACACAAGTTATTAGTGACGGTATTGGTGCGTGGATTACTAATAATGGTAGAGCAGAACTTGTGTCAGTGTTTACATACTACTCGCATATCGGTTACTTGGCAGAAAATGGTGGTCGTATACGTGCTACTAACGGTAACAATAGTTACGGTGAATTTGGCTCTGTTGCAGAAGGCACCGACGCTGATGAAACTCCAGTAACAGCTATTGTTGATAATCGTACACAGTACAATGCTACTATTAGTACTGTTAATGTAGACCAAAATCAAATTCTTGTACTTGAATACGGACATGCAGGTAATGACTATACTGAAGCAGCAATAAATATATTTGGTCCAGGAACAGGTGAAGTACTAGTTGCTGATGAATTCCGTGATAATGCTGTAAATTATGCATTTGTAGATCAAGATGCAGATCCCGATGTAATCATAGGCGGTAGTAACTATCTAGTAGTAGGCAATACTGCACAAAGCGGAAGTACCACTAGCATATTCCTAGCTGCAACTGACGGCAATCTAAGTAGTACATATCCAGGTATGAAAATAGTTATTAGCGGTGGCTCAGCAAACGGCCAATACGCTATTGTTAATACATACAATTCTGGTACTAAAGAAGCAACAGTTATTCGAGAAAGCGACGGAATAGCAGGATGGGATCATTATGTATCAGGTACGCCTATTATTGCACCTAACTCAAGTTCGACCTATAAAATTGAACCAAGAATTGCATTTACTGCTCCTGCAAAATCAAATGCTGCAATAACATTACCAGCAGCCACTACTTGGGGCGATGTTAAATATATTGAAACAGCAGCTCAATATACTAGCATTAGCGCAACAGGCGGCAGCGGCAGTGGATTAACGTTTGATGTAACACGTAACGGCAGTAAATATTACCTAACAGTTAATAATGCTGGTACAGATTATACACGTTTAAATACTGTAACTATTGCAGGTACAGCCGTCGGTGGCGCAAGCACAGCTAACAATATTACTGTAACATTAACTACACTTAACAGTGTTAGTGGTGCAGTAGTCGACTATGACTTTACCGGACTAGCACAAACAGGTAAGTTCCTTGCTATTGGTGCAGGTACAAATGGTGCGTTAAGCGTAGATGGCGAATCATGGAGTATAGAAACACTTCCTTCACTAGGGGCAGGTTTTTGGAGCAGAATTGCAAGCGGTTTACAAAATGATGGTTCATCAACCTTCCAGCCAAGTGCTGTAGTACTTGTAGCTGACGGCGATAGTACTGTTGCATACAGTGAAGATGCTGATACTTGGAATACATCAACTCTACCAGTAGGAATGGATACTAGTGCAGAAACTAGAATTGCATACGGAAATGTTGTAGGCTCAGTAACTAATAGATTTGTTGTTATTAGTAGTGCAGACAGAGATGTTGCATATAGTGATAACGGCGGCGCTACTTGGACACTAACAACAGATGCATTAAGTAATATAGGATTCGATCACATAGCATATGGCGCAGGCAAGTTTGTTGCTATTAATATCGGAACTACTAGTGCAGCATATAGTGCAGATGGTATTACTTGGATAGGCGCAACTGCTCCAGCAGTATTTGCAGCAGTAACAGACATTGTATGGGGTAACGGTAAGTTTGTGGCACTAGGTGGCGCTAACGGTATTATGTTCAGCTTAGACGGTGTTACATGGTATGAAAATGCACTAACATTGCCATTGACTGTAACCGAACGTAGACTTGCATATGGACAAGGTATGTTTGTTATAACATCAGATGATACTGATCAAGTTCTATACTCGCAAGACGGATTGTACTGGCAAGCATACACTCTTACTACAACTATTACAGGCGGCTACAATGCAATAGCATTTGGTAATCCTGCTAGAGAAGGTAAGTTTGTGATACTTCCGAATGCAAGCGGCACAGGCGGAGTATACGCTAAGATTGGCGCAACTACAAAAGGTCGCGCAAGTGTAGCAAATGAGCAAATATTTGAAGTTAGAATTATAGAACCTGGTTCAGGATACGCAACTGCTCCAAGTGTTACAGTAACAGATCCTAACAATATTGTCGATGTTATATTAGTACCAAGACTAGGTGACGGAGTATTAGGACAGCCAACATTTGTTAACAGGGGTACAGGCTTTACAAGTTCAACAGCAGAAGTTGATGCACAAAATTCAAATGGTGGTGCTGACTTCCCACAAACCGGAACGTTTATTGCTGTTAGACGCCTAAGTGCTAGACCAGTTAACGGGTCAAATATTGAATTTGCTAGTTTACCAGGTGAATTTTATAAACTAGTTAATACTATTAGTTTTATAGGCACTAATGCAGGAACATACACAGGCTTTTTACAACTTAGTCCTGCTATAGCAGTTAAAGACTCACTACCAGACGGTGACACTGTAGAACTACGTATTAGATTTAGTCAAGCACGGTTAACAGGTCACGATTTCTTAGACATTGGTACTGGTGGATTTACGAGTACTAACTATCCAAATACCCCGTTACAGCAACCAGTTCAATCTAACGAAACTGTTAACGCAAACGGCGGACGAGTGTTCTTTACAGCAACTGATCAAGACGGTAACTTTAGAGTTGGCGATTTGTTTAGCATTGAGCAAAGTACTGGTGTTGCAACATTGAATGCTGATGCGTTTAATATTGCCGGACTGCAAGAACTATCACTAGGCGAAGTAACACTAGGCGGTAACAGTGCAAGTATTAACGAGTTTAGCACTGACCCATTCTTTACTGCTAATAGTGATAGTGTAGTGCCAACTCAACGTGCAGTTAAAGCATACATCGAAGCACAAATTGGTGGCGGCGGCGCAACACTTAACGTTAACAGCGTGACAGCAGGTGACGTGTTTATTGGGACCGATACTATTACAACGCTGAGCGGAAGTGTGCTAAATATAAGAGCGAACGTGGTATTCAGTGGAACTGTACTTGGTTTACCTCTAGCATATAACTATTTCTTAAGATAAGGACGGAGATTAAAAATGGCAAACGGAATATTAGGATCGGCAGATCTATTAGCAACAACAGATACAGAAGTTTACGAAGTACCGGTTAGTACTTTTAGTGTAGTAACAGTAAGTTTTTGTAATAAGAATGCAACATCAATAACTGTTAGATTAGCAGCTACAAAACCGGCAAATGCTTCAACACCGGCAGCAGATGATTATTTTGAATATGATGCACAAATTCTACCAGGTGGTGTGTTAGAAAGAACAGGTTTAGTTTTTGAAGCAGGAAGAAGAATATATGCTTATTCATCGGCTGCTAACACTGTAGCAATGGTATACGGTATAGAAACAGTAACCGCTTAAAGGAAAATAGATTATGGCTAGAAGAATAACATCAGGAATATCAGGAAGGTCTATATTAGGATCATTAACTGCATTAAATAACAGTTTGCGATCAGTTGTTTTAAATACAAATGTTGTACTAGAACCTAACGGTACTGGAATAGTTGAATCTACAGCACATTTGCAAATTAACGACGGTAGCGCACTTAGACTTGCTGATGATGATTCTAGTGCATATGTTGCTTTTAAATCACCTGCAACATTAGGTGCTAGTTATACATTGACATTTCCAGCAAATGACGGCGACAATACTCAAATGCTTCAAACTAATGGTAGCGGTGTATTAACATGGGCTGCTCCATTTGTATCAATTACTGATCAAGTAGCTGATGGAACAGTATACTATCCTACAATAATTACAGGTACTAGTGGCACAACTGCTGAAGTTAATACCTCAAGCTCAAAACTATCATTTGTACCGAGCACTGGAAGACTAAGCGTAACAGCAATTACAGCTGGTTCGGCTATAATCTCCGGCGGGTCTATTGACGGTGCTAATGTTGGTGCAACTACAGCAGGTACTGGTAGATTTACAACTATTACTGAAACTTCAAGTATTGCGTACAAAGAAAATATAACTCCTATTACAAATGCACTCGATGCAATCCTTCAACTAGTGGGTGTTACATACGATCGTAAAGATGGTAGTACTAAAGGCGAAGCAGGTTTAATCAAAGAAGAAGTAGAAAAAGTATTACCTAATCTTGTAAAAGATGACGGAATTCATTATACAAAACTAACAGCATATCTAATTGAAGCAGTTAAGAGTTTAAATGACGAAATTTATCAACTCAAAGGCAACAAATAAATGGCTAATCTCCTAGCATCATCTTTTACAGACTTAACGTTACCTCAGGGTACAACTGCACAGCGCCCAGCAAGTCCAGCATATGGAATGATGAGATATAATACAACTATTGCCTTAGTAGAATTTTACGACGGAACTAATTGGCGCCCAGTTACTGGCTATAGTCAGGGCACAATAGGCACCGGCGGATCTATATATCAAAAAGGTAATGGTATTGTACATGAATTTACCGCAGTTGGAGCAGCCACCTTTACACCATCATTTACCGGTTGGGTACAAGTATTAGTAGTTGCAGGTGGTGCAGGAGCAGGAGCAAACAGTTGGAGTGGTGGTGGTGGTGGCGGTGGCGTAGTATTTAACAGAGCATTTCCTGTAAGTGCCGGTGTTGGAATTCCTTTAACTGTAGGCGGCGGAGCCGGCGCAGGTGGACAAGGCGGCGCAAGCAACTTTGGTCCTAACAGCGCAACTGGTGGCGGCACTGGCGGAGTATGGAATAGTAACACTCCGGGTCGTCCAGGCGGATCAGGCGGCGGAGGTGGCAATAGTGGTGACGGAGTAACTGGAAATAGATTTAGAGTCTCCGGAGGACCGGGTATTACTGGACAAGGATTTCCTGGCGGTAGTGGCGTAAGATTTAACGACGACAGTGAAAACACACATAATGGTGGTAGTGGTGGTGGAGCAGGTGGTCCAGGACTAGCCAGTCAAGATGAAAATCAACAGCAAGCCACACACGGTGGTCCCGGTATTGCACACGATATTTTAGGCGAAATTCTTTACTGGGGCGGCGGCGGCGCAAGCGGCCCACACATTTGTGATGGCGGTGGTGGTGACGGCGGAGTAGGTGGTGGTGGTGGTGGCGCTGCTCACTATGTTCCGGGGTTTGGTCCAGGATTAGGTAATGGTCGAGGCGGCGGCCAGGCATATAATCAAGGCGGAAATGCATCTAACAGTGACAGCCATGCTCGATTTGGCGGCAATGGTGGAGCTAACACCGGCGGCGGCGGCGGCAATGGTGGATCAACACATGGCGCAGGCGGCTCTGGCATAGTCGTAGTTAGATACTAAGGAATTAATAAATGGCAACTCTACAAAACACATCTATCAACGACACAGGATTTATAACTATACCTAGTGGTAATACTGCTCAGCGACCATCGCCTACTCCAGGTATGATTCGTCTTAATAATGCAAACAATTTATTAGAATTTTATGACGCAACAGGGTGGCGCCCAATTACTGGTATTAGTAAAGGATCTATTGGAACTGGTGGAAATACTATTTTATACGCAGGATCAAATGTAGGAAGAGCCAACGGTGTAGTACATATGTTTACTTCAGCAGGAGCACACACATTTACTCCGACATTTACAGGTACTGTTGAAGTGTTAGTAATCGCTAGTGGCGGTTCAGGCGGTGGACATTTAGGAGCAGGCGGTGGTGCAGGAGGAATAATAAGTAGCAGAGCGGTTCCTGTAAGTGCCGGTTCTGGCATTCCAATCACAGTAGCTGGAACAGCAGCAGGACCACCTGCTTACGCACAATCGTCAACTAACGGATCAAATAGTGTATTTGGCTCTATCACTGCCCAAGGTGGTGGTGGTGGTGGATCTTGGGACGGATATGCTGGACGCCCAGGGGGATCAGGCGGAGGCGGCAACCCAGGATCAAACGGCGCCGGTTCTAATGGACATACCGGTCCTAATGATAGTCGTAATAAAAATTTGGGAGGCTTTGGAGTTGCAGGACAAGGCTTTCCTGGCGGTAGCGGAATCCGTTTTAATCGTCAAAGCGAAGACAGTCACCGCGCAGGTGGCGGCGGCGGTGCAGGAGGTCCTGGTTTTAGTAGCGAAGATGATAAGCAACAAGGGCTGTTAGCGGACGGCGGCCCTGGAATAGCTAACAGCATCATGGGATATACCTTATACTGGGGTGGTGGCGGTGGCGGTGCAACGCACCATGGTAACAGTACTCTATCATCTAGTGGCGGCATCGGCGGCGGTGGCGGCTCAACTCAAACACACGGCGGCCCAAACTATCCAGGCTCGCCCCACGGCAACGGAGTTGGCGGCGGAATGGCGTTAAATTCTGGAGCCGGCGGAAATCAACATTATCATGGCGGCAGTGCTGGAGATAACACAGGTGGTGGAGGTGGGGGCGCATACGGCATTGCTGGAAACGGTGGATCAGGCATTGTGATTGTAAGATATTAAGGAAAAAACACTATGGCAATTTTAAAAAATACTACGTTTACAGCAACATCGGCACTGAGTTTACCAAGCAATGCCACAAGTACCGGTGTAGGTACAGCAAAACTTAGACTCAATACAACAAACGGACAGAACACACTAGAATTTTATGATAATGCAGGTTGGCGTCCTGTAACTGGATACAGTCCAGGTCTTGTAGGAACAGGCGGCGACACAATAACATATATTCCCGGAGGTGGCATTGCTCATATGTTTACTGGTGTAGGCGGCCATACTTTTACGCCCACATTTACAGGTACTGTTGAAGTATTAGTTGTTGGCGGTGGCGGCGGCGGCGGCAGCGCTTGGGGAGGTGGTGGCGGTGGCGGTGGCGTAATACTTAATCGTAGTTTTCCAGTAACAGCCGGTACAGGATATGCAGTAACAGTAGGCGGCGGCGGTGGCGGCACCAATAACGGATCAAACTCGGTATTTTCAAGTTTGACAGGCACGGGCGGCGGCCAAGGAGGTACTTGGAACCATTCTCAACCAGGGGCCTTAGGCACACCCACAGCAGGGCGCCCAGGCGGTTCTGGGGGCGGAGGTGCCAACACAGGTGATGGCATTGACAGTCGCACCCGCAATTATGGTGGATTGAGTGTTAGCGGCCAAGGTTATCCAGGCGGAAGCGGTGTTAGATTTAACGTAGATAATGAAAACACTCACAACGGTGGTGGTGGTGGTGGAGCAGGTGGTGGCGGCGCTAGTGCTCCGGATGGTAGACAAAATTATAGAGGATCATTTAGAAGTGATCAAGTAACCGGCGGAGTAGGTCGTGCAGCAGACACACTAGGACCAACACTTTACTGGGGCGGCGGTGGTGGTGGTGGTGGCCATTTAGGATGGGGAACCTATGCCGGAGGCGTTGGCGGCGGTGGCGGCGGTGGCTATCATCATGCAGGACCTTACGGAGGTCAAGCTGCGCCAAACCCTAATAATCCGTTAACAGGCGGCGCTCAAGGTCGTCAATTTATGGGCGGCGGACAAGCACTTAACACAGGCAACACCTGCGGTGTTATTGTGGGCGGCGGCCCCGGAGGAGCAAACACAGGCGGCGGATCCGGAGCACACGGAGGTACCGGCGGTTCTGGCGTAGTTATTGTAAAATATTAATTTTTCTTAGGTAGCGTTGATTTTGTGATGTAATTATTCTTTAATTGTTATGTTTATTGCAACAGTAATTCGTAAATCATCTGTAGTTATTTTGCTTTCATCAACTCTATGCCTAATATAACAGGGGAAGATAATAATATCATCTTCCAACATAGGCAAGTTAAAATTTTGAAAATACGATGAATTTTCTATAGCAGTATTATCTAATTTTTTCCTAACCCTGTGCAAGCTCCTATTGGATTTAAAAATGTAGTAGAGTGATGTGGTTTTAATGAAAAATAGTGTACTAAAGAAAATTGATGTGGCCAATCTTTATATTCCTGAATTGATCCGTTATGGTCATGTTCATCTAAGAATCCATTTTTAGCTACATTAATATTAACAGTATACCATTTGTATTCTATATTATTATTAAAACCAATAGTAGACAAAAATTCTTCAATTACTTGAGTATATTGATTGTATAGCAAAGTAAAATCTATTTTTTTATAATTTAAATTATCCCAATCTTTATAATATACATGAAAATTAGTGTCGGGAAAATAATCCGCCGCAGCTTCTTCAACTTTTCTAGAATTGTTTAATGTGTAATTGTGTTTTAAATCTAAATAAAGTTCATCTTTATTATACAGTAACGGATCCATTCTAGACTTGTAAAAGATAGGTGAGAATAAATTTATTTTTGTCATATTATTAATCATCCTAAAATTATTTGTCAAACATTAAACGGTACCATGTTTTTAAATCTAAACTCTGATCAATAATTTCTTGTTTTTCTAACATTGTATTGTTATACGATTTATAAAAATTTTTAAATATGTTAGGTCGAGTACATAATCGCTTTTTTAGCTTGTCTAAATTAATTAAATCAAGCCCTTGTATTACAGTAACGTAGCTTTCAAACGGATACACAGTAAGATCATTGTCAACAAGAATACCTTCATTCCACTGTTCAATTTTTTCTTTTAGATAGTCGTTGGTTCTATTGGAATCAAACGAATGACTTTTCCAAAAATCTGTATCTCTACGATGTCCTTTATAATGCAATGATAAAAAATTAATAATTTCTTTCATTTGACTAGTTACTTCATCATTATATAATTTTTGATCGAATAGTCCAGTTTCAGTAGGATTCCAAAATTTTTCTAATAGTATTAATTGTGTAATTACCTGCCCAAGACCATTAGATTCTAACGGTTCTAAAAACCCACTACTAATTCCTATAGCAATTACATTATTTTTCCAATATTCTTTTACCAATGATGGTGTAAAATTTAAATTTGCAACTGGCACTATGTCAGTATTAAATTTATTTTTTATTTCTTCCACAGCTTGATCTGGGGTAATGTGATCGGGATCAAACACATACCCGTTGCCGGTTCGATCGTCTAAATTAATTCTCCAAGACCACCCATATTTCATTGCAGTCACAGCAGTATAGTTTACTAATGTAGTATTACTGTCCCACCAAGCCACAACACTTCTAGCTGGAAATAAATTAGAATAATCCGTTGAAGTAACCCCTAGAGTTTTTTGTAATAATAACCTTGCAAATCCACTACAATCAAAAAACCAATCCCCGACAATATTAGTAGCATCGTCAACAGTTACAGATGATATGTTACCCAATGCATCTAGATTAGATTTAACATATTTTTTCTTAATTAATTTAATTCCTCGCTGTTGCCCTAGATTTTTTAAATATGCAGCGTTTTCTCTACTATTGAAATGCCACATAAAACGATGTAGTGCTTCAAACGTGTTGTTAGATTTTTGTATTATTGGCAATTTATCTTGTTTGATCATTTCAGAACAATAAAAAATATTTTCCATTTTTATATTTTCTGCAAGAGCACAGGATATAAAATCTCTATTTAAATTAAATGTTGACAAAAAATTACTATCATAAGCAGTGCGATATTGATCTGAAATCAAACCATGAATAAAATTTGTACCAACACCGTTCCAGTCTATAAATTTACTACCTAATTTTGGTAATGCATGTGTTTTTATAGCCCAATCAGTTTGATCGATTTCTAAAAAATTATAAAATGAAGTTAAAATTGCAGCCGAGCTTTCTCCTGCAATTATTGGAGGAGTAGCGGGATCCTCGACGAGTGTATAGTTATTATCCGGAAAAACTTTTTTTAAATATAGTGCAGTAAGCCAACCAGCAGAGCCGCCTCCGAGTATAACAATTTCATTTATTTTTTGAATCATACTGACATTCCTGATTTAATTTTATCTCTTCTAATGATTTATATCGTTCTTTTAACGGTCTAAGTCTATTTGAATTTACAATATTATGACATGTAATAATATCGTTCCACGGTGTGCTAATCTGTTCTAACTTAGTAATATCGTCTGTTATGAATTTGATATAAGAAATAGCATCACCTTTTTTAATAATAATTTTTTCTTTGATATTTTTAATTTCAAAGACTGTTTCAATAGGACGGGTCCATTTACTAATGTCGTACTCGCCAGGAACAATAGTAGTTTTTTCTGTAAAATCATTTCGATGCATAAATGCTGGGAATACCTGAATTATAGTTGATTGATCAGCAATGAATACAGTTAGCCAATCAATTCCTAACAGAGGATATTCGGAAACTCCGCGATTTTTATCATATAAAAATCTAGTATCAATAATTGATTCAAATGCTTCTTGAGAAATATTCTCGCAGTATATTTTAACTGTATTCGTTTCATTACAAATATCTAACTCTATAGTTAAATCAAATGGCGCACAAAAGATAAATGTGTTTTTTAAAAAATCAGTATGCGCAGGGCATTTTAAAAAAGCAGCACCTTTCCTATTAGCAACTATATCAGATGATAGGTGTTTGAAGGGATAATAATCTTCGTCCAATAATTTAGTAATGCATGTTAGATGATCTATATTAACCTGCTGGCTGGTAATAAAAGACCAATTAACTATATTCATAATTTGCCAAGTTCAATAATTCTATCAATTTCGCTGCTATGATGCCGACTCCAGATATGTTTATTTTTTTCATACTCAATATAGTTTCTAGCCATAACTTCCGTAGCATACTCTTTCGAGTACGGAATGGTACGAGGAGCAATATCGTAACCAAGTTGTTGTAGTAGCATAGACCAACTGCTTCCACCGAACATATAATTATATTTCCCGTCAACAGGAACTTTAATATTAGGATTAGTCAATCTGTCGAGATAATGTAACATTCTTTCTGAAGGAACAAATGTATCTCTAACATAATTCCAAAATTTACTAGTTCTATTGTTGTTAGCATAATGCATACTTACAAAATCAATACAATCTTCATACAGTGTATTCAATTGTGAATTAAAATTAGCAACATCATTATCACCATACCATTGTTCCATTATTGCATTGCTTAGTTGAGTAATTCCTACTGTAATCAAACCTATGCCTGTGCTTTCTAGCGGCTCTATAAATCCATTACTTAACCCAATTTGAACTACATTTCCGGACCATGGATCTGTATTATAAAAAGGATCCCAATTAATTATTCTAACATTTTCTTTCTTGATTCGATTATTCCAATGCTCAACAAAGTAATCCTTTGCTTCTTCAGGATCAGTAATATTTCTGTTAAAAACCATCCCGCTACCAATACGAGAAGCCACCCCAATTTTCCAAATCCATCCGTGGTCAACAGCCTCGCATTCTGCATATGGTTTAAATTCGTTTGGTCTATCTTGATATGGTACTTGACATACTACAGCAGTATTAACAAATAGTCTTCCTAGTAAATCTACTTTATTCTTAGATTTCCTCAATATACTATGAAATCCTGTACAATCTAAGTATAAATCAGATGAGATTATACTTCCGTCTTTAAGTTCTAAAGAAGCTACATTTTCTTTGTCATCTTTATTGACTATAATTACATCAGACTTTATAATTTTAATTTTATTTTTTAATTGATCTTGAATATATAAAACCAATTTTCCGCAATCAATGTGAGAAGCATAACTGTGAAGATTAGTAGAGTCAACAGTATTGTGTAGTATACTAGAGCTATAGCTGCCCGTACTATATGTTTTAAAATCTAATTCTTGAACTAGAGACCATACGTCCCATAAATGGTAGTGTTCTGTAATTCTTCTATTACCTTTAAAAAAAGGATGCCAAATATTATTACCCTTCTCCCTCCAGTTAGCAAATAAAATTCCAGACTTATATCCGCAATCTATTTTTGTAAACCAATCATCTATAGGAAATCCGCATTCTTCCATAAATGGCTGAAAAGTTAATAGTGTAGCTTCACCTACTCCTATTGAATTTCCTACTTCTTTGTCTATAACAGTTACTGAAATTGCAGGATGGTTATGTGATATATAGGCTGCAGCCATCCATGCACTTGTTCCGCCTCCTACTATTGTTAGAGTTTCTACTTTCATAATATTACTTATTTCTCACTATTGTATCGGTTGTAGGATTTGGTAATCTTTTTTCTAATAAGAATATATATCCTAGACAGTCTTGATAATTTTTGTCAACCTTAAATACTATTTCTTTAACGAATACAACCTTAAACCAATGCGAAGAGTAACTTTCGATTGCTCCTAAAAAGACTGGAGGAGGCATACATGTATCGATTATTGGCTGATTTGGATTACCGGTGATAAAAATATATTTTCCATGTTCGGCCATCACATCGTTTAATTTTTCAAAGATTTCTAAAAAATTATTTTGATAATTATGTAAAAACCCTCTATCGTATACCAAATCAAATTGTTTGTTGGGTAGATCCTTAAAAAAATCTCCTACTATATAGTCAATATCAATTTCGGAAGTGTTGTGTTTTGCTATTTCAATAGCATCTTCAGAAATGTCTATAGCAGTAACTTCGAAACCTTGCTCAAAAAGAAATTTAGAATCGTATCCAGTTCCGCATCCTAGTTCTAGTGCATTTCCACTAGATAAATTAAAAATATCAAGTATCTCTTGTAGGTTAGCATAATGAGTTTGTATATCCCATGGTAGCACTGATACATTAGTTTTAGATGCAAACTTAAATTTATTTTTATGTACATCTTTCCAGTATTGTTCGTAACTGTTTTGACTCATTAGTTTTGCCTTCATTAATAATAGTACTTATCACTTTTACTCTTGGTAAAAAATATTTCCATAAATACTATATGATCAGCATGAGCAACAGTTTACAAGTTTTTGATAATTTTCTTGATAGTGCAGAGTTTAACAAACTAGCTGAACTTGTACTAGGACCAAAATTTCCTTGGTTCTTTGGAGAACATGTCTCTCTTGATCCTAGCGACTCTGCATTAATAAAAGATCCCTTAGCTAAAGAAACTTGGGGATTTCACCATTCAGTTTTTGAACAAGAATGGAATGTTAAGAGTTTTACTTATGAATATTTACAACCGTTCTTTGAAAAAATTAATAAAGAATTTGGATTTACTCAGCAGCATCTAGTTAGAGCAAGACTTAGTTTAAAATTTCAAAAGCAAGGGTTTACCAGTGATAACTATAACATACCGCATGTTGATTATTTTTTCCCTCACGAATCATTTATTTTTTATCTTAATGACAGTGATGGAGATACTAGAATATTTAATGAATGGGCTACGCCTACTGGTACGCTGCCGTTAGGTCCAGACTCGTTTACTACGCAAAGTAGAGTAACTCCTAAAGCTAATCGATTAGTGTGGATCAACGGGTTGCAGTATCATACTGCTAGTAATCCTATAGAAAGCACCAATCGAGTAATTATTAATCTTAATTTGTTACCGCTATGAAATTTGATAATGTTTTTCCAATTCCTATTGCTACATATGTAGTAGACGATGAAATAGTAAAAAATACAACCGAATTGGTTAATCAGTTTATTACGGATACTAATTTTTCTCACCCAACGGCACCTGGTGAATTGCTAACCACATTTTATAAAGATAAAGACTTTTTAGGAAAATTAGGTGATATAACTTTGTTAAATTATATTAACAATGCATCTCGAGAGTATTTAGATCTAATAGGGTACGATCCACGATGCTATGTAGAAATAACATCTTGGTTACAATACAATCAACCCGGCTCATATTTTGTTAGACATGATCATTATGGCGCATTGATAAGCGGAGTGTTTTATTTAGAAGTCCCAGAAAATTCTGGGGATATTCTATTTCATAATCCATTAGAAACTCGAAGAGCATCAAATACTTTTTTTGACAGAATTAAAAAAGCAGATAATCAATACAATTACAGTCATGTAAAATATAGCCCTGTAGTGGGGGAAATGTTGATATTTGAATCGTGGTTACAACATACTGTACAACAAAATAAATCTAATAGAAATAGAATATCTGTTTCATTTAACATATGGGCGGATAATGATGCAAAAAATTGAAATGTGGTTTCCAGTAGCTGTTTATACAGAAGATGCTCTAATGTCTGCTGAAGAAAATGAAAAAATTAAACAACATTGTTTAGACATTCAGAAACATACTCCTAGCGGAGGATTAGAGTGGTTAGGGGGAACGTATAACACTCACCAAACACATAATCTTCTTGACGACCCAGTAATACATCCACTTATTGCAGCTACAACTCAGCATGTACATAAATTTGCAAAGATGCATAACTGTGATGGGACTTATGAAACTAACTACGCATGGATGAATATCTCTAATAAAGAATCCTGGCAAGAATTTCACACGCACAATGCAAATATTTTTAGTGCTGTATATTACCCTGTTGCTCCAGAAGGCTCAGGCCGAATAATATTTGAAGATCCTAAAGAACCAGATATGTTCCCACTTAAAAGTCTCACTAAAAAGAATACATTAAGTTATTCTAGGATTTCATACACTCCAACTTCAGGTACATTGATTATATTTAGAGCGTATCTTCGACATTGTGTAGAACAAGGAACAAATGTAGATCCAAGAATATCAATTGCAATGAACTTTAGTTAATATTTGGTACTACGAACATGGGCAATGTACTGCTTGTGTCCTACGGTAGGGTTTATTTTTTCAAATGTTCTTGTTTCTCTAATAAAATTTTCAGCCTGTTCTTTTATCTTTGGATGCATCATATTGTATTCTTGTCTAATTAACTCTGTATCAAACAGGTCTAATCCAGCAAGGATATGAATATGATGCGCTTCGCTAAATAATTTGTAATCAGTAGTGCCTTTAAAGTCATCAGCAATAGGCAAGTTCTTACGCCATTTTTTTAAATTTTCTGTAAGACTTTCTGGAACTGGCATTGTTTGTATATCACGCCAAAATTGAGTATTATCTTTTTTTGTAATATAGTGCAATATAACAAAATCTCTAATGTTAATTAAGATATCGTTAACATCTTTATTATATTTGTTTATTGTTGCTTCGTCATAATTTGGCAATCGGTGCATTAGTAAAAATGCCTGTTGAATACTTGTACCTATACTAGTAGCTTCTAACGGTTCAACAAAACTAGCGCTCAGCCCAACTGCGCAACAATTTTTAATCCACACTCGATCTAATGAGCCCGGATCAAATTTAAGAGTTTTTGCAACTTGAATTTCGTGCCCTAGTAATTTTTCAACTTCTTCCTTAGCCTGCTCCGGAGTTATATAATCACTATCAAAAATATATCCATTTCCGCTACGACCCCATACCGGAATTTTAAACATCCAACCATAGTCCATTGCTTGTGCCAGGGTCCACATATTATACTCGTCAGTATCTCCCAATGGGAATACAATAGCAGCTTTCATTTTGAGATATTCGCCGTACGATTGCCATTTGGCACCTAACTTTGATATTAATACTTTACTAAATCCTGTGCTATCAATATAAAAATCAGCAGGATATTGGGCTAGTTCGCCAACAAGATAATCTATCTCTCCAGATTCAGACAATACAACATCTAGTATTTCGTCGTCTACCATAGTAATACCTTTATTAAGGGATACCTTTAATAAAAAATCGTTAAGTTTACTGGTATTGAAATGATATTGATTCCACGGAGACCCAGAAGCAGGGTCTAATCTATTTGCATATACTCTGCTATTCCAAGAAAAACTAGGATTTATTGTTTTTGCAGGAGATTGCTCTCCAATTAATTTGCCATAGACCGATGCATATTGTCCATTTTTAATATCATTTTCTGGCCCAATACTATGCATATAATCGTCTCCCCATCCTTTAAACATAATTCCACATTTAAAGGTAGCATCGCATTCTTTAATAATAGTTTGAAACGGAACTCCGATATACTGCATGAATTCATTCCAGTGCTCTGTACTACCTTCGCCTACTCCGATGATTCCAATTTTTTTAGATCGGATAATATTAATGTCTAAATGAGGGAAACGAGTTTTTAGAATCAACGCAGAAACAAATCCTGCGGTCCCCCCACCAACTACTGAAATCTTTTTTAATGTGTGCATTTATAATATGTCCTGTTTACTACTTAGTTATAATTAAATTGTGATACAAAAAACAGTAGCGACAGTCTAGGGGTATTTAATGTTGTAGTGAAGCTATTAGGTCTATGCCAAAATTTAGAGTCGTATGCAATCATTCTATTAAATTTATTGCCTATCCTAATAGTTTCTTGATCCTCAAACATTTGACGATTATTTTCAAAACCTGTAATAAACTCGGGTGTGATCTTATTGTAAAGATAAAACTCTTTTAATGCAGCAGCATCAGTTTTCAATTCTTCAATATTTGATAATTCATTAACGTCGCTGTTAAAAATTGAAGTTCCTGTATTTAGGTTGTCTTCGCCTGGTGTTAGATATACTAATCCTGCTAGATTTCCGTAATCATTATGTATCCATCCTTTATTATAGCGCGGATCACTACAAGGAACATTAACATGAAAACATAGATATAATTCATACATGCTAATACCTGGAAATATATCATGACTAAGTCTATTGGCAAACCAGTCGGCAAATTTTTTAATTTCCGGATCTTCAAATCCTAACAAGTTGCCAGTACGCTCTCCTGGATAATATGTAGATCTAGCGTAGTTTAGAGTTTTTGATAATTCAATAACATCTTCTGGTTTTTCAAAATAGCTATCTCTGCAAATGAAATAGTTTTTATACGGATGTGTCATAGTTGCTCAAAGTCAAAATTAATTACTATTCTAGAACTACAGGTTATTGGATAATTTCCTGCATGATATCGATGTCCGTTAAAAAATAATGCTGACCCTTTTTTAGGAGTTATCCTTAGCAACTCTGGTAGAGGATCAGCCGATGCTGGATTATATATTTCTTGAGTAGAATCAAAAATTTTATCAAATATAATAGTATCGCCATCGCTGTCATCTACATAATAGATAAGCGTACTGTAAGGTTTTCCAGTATTAAAATCCACATGTGGGGCTGCATATTTGTGCTCAGTATGACCTTGCCCTTTATGTGTATAACGAAGTCTTATTCTTAGTAAATTTCCTACATTGATATTTGTTTTCTCTGCAAAAAATTCTAAAATTGTTCTAAAAAAATCATAATGAGGAGAAGTAGTTTTACCATCAAATGCCATATGAAAGAACCCAACGTCATCAGTTATATTTGGATCAACATAATTAGAAGTTGTTCCTATCCCATAGTGATCAGGATGTCCGATACGATGTAGTAAAAACCATGGGAAATGATTTACACCTTGTACTCTATTGATAATTGCTAGTTGAAAAGTAGCAGGCACAACATTATCTATAACGAGTATTTCGTTTTTAATATTGTTTATTTGAAAAGCCATTTTTAAATCTTAACTCTCTAAAATGTTGAATAAATTCTTTGTAGGTTAAACAGGCTTTAGCATCTTGTTTCCATGTATCTTGTAATTCATAATATGCATGGGCAGCTGCCTGTTCGCAATTGCCATATCCTGAAAGATTAAAATTTAATCCTGCATATGCAGCTTCTTTGTTTATCAGCCCAAGCCCTGCCATAACATAACTATAAAGAGGCCAACCTGCTGATCCCTGATAGCTAGGAAATTCGTGCGTATTAGGCATCCCTGATTTTGACAACTCAACAAGATTCAATATATACTCTGGTTTGTCAATATCAAATTTAACGTACTTCCAAAAGTCACTATCGCTTCTTCCACCCATATAATGCATGACTAAGAAATCTTTGATATCGTCATACATCTGACGAACTCGTTGATTGTGAATTTTTCTTGCACCGTCGTTTAATGTTTCTTCGATCGTGGGTTTTACGTATTGATACAAGAACATGTGTGCTTGTACAATTGTTGAATGAATCGAAGTTGCTTCTAATGGCTCTAAAAATGCTGACGATAGACCAATAGCCAGACAATTTTTAATCCAAGATGATTCTTGTCGACCTGCATCAAACTTTATAACCTTTCGTACGTCGACCGGGCAACCTAATATTGTTTCAACTTCTTCTTGAGCTTTTTCGACAGTAGTAAATCTATCATCAAATATATAGCCCGCCCCTTTACGATCCATCAGCGGAATTTGCCACATCCATCCGTTTTTTTGTGCCCACGCAACAGAAGCAATAGCTGGTATCTCATCTTTTTCATAATCCAGCCAAAAAGGAATAGCAGTATTAAGCGGCAGTTGATCTCGATACCCTATCCATTTGCTATCTAATTTATTCATTAATACTTTTGAAAATCCAGTACAGTCGATAAAAAAATCACCATTGACTATCTCATCGCTGCGCAATTTAACACTTTTAATATTTCCTGTAATTGAATCAAGACTAACGTCTACCACTTCACTGTCGATATGTCTAGCATTTGTATTATTTAAACATTTTCTTTTGAAATATTCTCCTACTAACTGCGCATCTACATGCATAGCATTATTAGGAGTTAAGAATGACATAGTATCTCTGTTAAAAGTTGATATACCGTTATCAATCCAATATCCACATTTTGCAGTAGTTAGTAATTTATCATGCGATAACTTTTTAAGTCCCCAAGAAAATATAGGATCAGGAGCACTAGCGTGTGTCCAACTACCGTCAATAGGACCAAAGTATGACTGATCAATATTATCAGTCCATCCTTTGTGCTCAATACCATATTTTAAAGTTGCGCCAGTTTCTTCGATAAACTCATTCATGTCACAGCCATAATCGTCAAACAAGTTCATCAGTAAGTCAGTCATACGACCAGTAGTGCTTTCGCCGACCCCAATAATTCCAATCTTAGAAGATTCTATAACTGTGACACTATGGGCTGGATGTCGTTTAGCAGCCATCATAGCAGTTGCCCATCCAGCTGTTCCTCCGCCAACAATAACTATATTCATTTAAATTTCCTAATATTATATATATGTAATTACTAATACAACTCGCTTAGAACTTGGTGCAGGGTATCTCTGTGCATGCCATTGTTGTCTAAAAGTTGCTGCAATATATTTTTCACACGGTATCATGTAGCTTGTTAAAAAATCTTCTGACCATATAATTGTATGTCCGTCTTTACAAGTAGTAAGATACATAATAAAATTATTATGCGGCCAGGTATGATCTAAATGGGGTGCTGAATGTAAGTCGCTAGAGTGCCAAGTTAAATTTAAGTTTGCTCTAAATATATTACTATATTTAAGCCCATTGTTGGACATAAATCGGTGAAATATTTCTAAAAAAAACTCAAAATGTGTACTAATGTGTTTACTATCTCGTTCGGTATGCTTTACACTCTCATCCTCGAATCGATGTAGTAGTGTATGACTTAAGAACGGTCCGTTATAAAACTTAAGATTTTCTTTAATTTCTAAAGGTAAGTTTGGATCGTCTTTAAATGTCTGATGATCTTGCCAGAACCAAGGAAAGTGCGGCCCTAACACATAATGTTCAATAAATTCATTCTCTCGAGGCGTTACTTGAACTTGAGCATGTGTTATACTTGAGTCTGTTAAAATCGGGGTACTCATTTTTTACCTTCTATTATGAAGTATTTATTAAGCTGCTAGTTACACAATGTTGAAAGCGATAACTCATAATTTACATACTAGTCTATGTAAACTAATAAATATTAGAATAAACATCAACACAACAAATTGGAGTGCCTCAATGACTACTGACAATCTAGAAACTTTGTCCGACAGTAATTTTACTGACCCGGCAGAACTCGTTACAACAAACATACCAACATTAGAAATTACATCAATCAATAAAGCTATGATGTTTTCTAAGGACGAGTGTGATCAGATTCTATCTACTTGCGTTGAAGAATTATGGCTACCGTCAACTGTTATAGGATCTAAAGAATTTCATCAATCTAAAAGACAAAAGTTGCGCGGCGACACTGCTGGATTTCCTTTTCTAAATATTAGAGAAATTACAAAAAATGCAAATACCGAAATTTACGATTTCAATCTTATAGGAATTATTGACCAAGACTTCCCCCAAGTATTTACATATTCAGAAGACGATTTCTATAACATGCATTTAGAATTAACGCCGATGGCCCCTTCTAGAAAAATTACCTTTATAATCAATTTGTCTGATCCTACAACATACAATGGCGGTGATATTGAATTTTTAAATATCGATACATCACAATCGGAATTGAACGATCAAGGCGCTTGTTTAATTTTTCCATCATACATGCCTTACAAAATTAACGCTGTAACTAATGGAGTTAAACGTATTATAGTAGGACATGTTCATGGAGCAATATTTAAATGATACTAAAATATCATTACTGGTACTTTAAATCGGCAATTCCCGAATATATCTGCGACCAAATAGTCGAAATGGGTTTAAGGAAAATGCACGACGAGCGTAAAAAATTTGGAGACCATGTAATAGCAGGAACAACTGGAGGATGGAGACAAAAGCAAGCTGGTAAGGATAAAATTCCTTCAAACACTGAAACTGCTGCAAATTTGGTTAACAAAGGCATTGACATTGATAATGTATATCTTAGAGATTCGTCGGTAACATTTTTAAATGATCCAAATTTATATGATCTTGTATGGCCTTTTATTCGAGAAGCCAATCAGCGTGCTGCCTGGAACTTTGATTGGGATTATACCGAAGACATGCAATTTACAAAGTACAGTGTTGATCAATTCTACGGTTGGCATTCTGATTCATCAGAATTGCCGTATCGACTATTTAACCCTGAAGTTGACTCCATTCGTAAAAATACCAACGGATCTCCGTATACTAATCATTTTGGAGAAACATCTCCAGAGGATCATCAGGCAACAGATAATTCCAATATGATTGGAAAAATACGCAAACTTAGTGTAACTATTAGCCTTAACAATCCCGACGACTATGAAGGAGGTAACTTAAAATTTGATTTAGGAGCGCATCGCCCAGATCAATATCATACTTGTACTGAAATTCGACCAAAAGGATCAATTATAGTATTTCCTTCACACGTCCCTCATCAAGTAACACCAGTTACTTGCGGTACTAGATATAGTTTAGTTAGCTGGAGTTTAGGAGCACCATTTAAATGAATAACCCAGATCTATTTAAAAAAAACAAATACATTGATGTAAAAAAATTAGTTCCTATTGATTTATGCCGTATAATTACACGATACGCTCTACTAAAAGAAGAAACAGAATTTTCACCAGATTTAGGTACTACTGCGCAAGTAGAAAATTCTCATTCAGTCTACGGCGATACATTAATGGAAACAATGATACATTTTTTGCAACCGCACATGGAAAAAAATACCGGTTTAAAACTATGTCCCACTTATACATATTACCGCGTATATCGACCAGGTATGGAGTTGCATAGACATCGAGATAGGCCAAGTTGCGAAATAAGCACAACTGTATGTTTTGGATTTAACTATAAATCAACCCCTGCAGATTATCGTTGGGGGATGTATGTTGAACCTGATATGTTAATTAATCAAGATCCGGGAGATGCTATAATTTATAGAGGATGTGATGTTGAGCATTGGAGAGATCCGTTTGTAGCAAGTAACACCAGCTATCAAGTGCAGGCATTTTTTCACTATATCGATGTCAATGGCCCGTTTTACCCAGAATATGCGTTTGATAAACGCCCAAAACTAGGAGTATTAACAACTGGGATAAATAACTAGAGATACAATTAATACTAGGAGGAATTATGTCAAAGGTATTTACAATAGATGATATTCAAGAAGTTACTAAGGCTGCTAGTATGCTAGGCGTAGATGCAGTTTGGTGTACCGTACTGTTTAAAGGATGTCAGAATTCGATTCCATTTTATGCAACTGAAGCGTTTAGCGATAGTTTTCAGTCTGACATGTATGTTCGGTTGAAGGCCGGCGAGTTCGGCGAACTTACTGAAGGAATTGGGGAGTGGTATATTACAATACCGCCCAATCAGCTAGAATTGGAAGAAGCGGCTCTCAAGAAGAGAACTCAATTACTTGTTGAAAGTGATTATACTGAATTTCCTTCAATTCAAGAAAAAATGATCGCAGAAAAAATTGCTGAATGGGGAACTTATCGCCAGGCACTGCGAGATGTAACGGAACAACAAGGTTATCCCTGGGATCCACAGTGGCCAACTAAGCCATAAAAAAAAGCAGAGTTTAACTCTGCTTTTTTATCCTTATTTAAAATGTACTTTGATAATGTTGAGAAAGATCTTGACCAGCTGATGGCGATGGTCCAATAATACTAAGGTCTGATTCGTCTTCGTCTTCATAAATAGCACAATCTGTAAGTAATAACAGACCAGCTACGCTAGCTGCATTTATTAATGCAGTTTTTACTACTGTAGTTGGATCTATAATACCAATATCAAACATATTACCAAAAGAGCTATTGCTAGCATCATATCCGAACTCGTCTGTACCTTCGATTACCTTATTAACAACAACGTCTGGACTATCTCCGGCATTTACTGCAATTTGACGTAGCGGTTCTTCCATTGCACGTAGTACAATTTGAATACCGGCAGTCTGTTCATCGTTTGCACCTTTAAGATCTTTAAGCCTATTTTTAATTCGAATGTATGCAACACCTCCTCCAGGAACAACTCCGTCGATAATGGCAGCTTTTGTAGCATGAAGCGAATCATCAATACGATCTTTCTTTTCACCAAGCTCCATATTAGTAGCTGCTCCGACTTTTATAATACCCACTCCGCCTGATAAGTTAGCAATACGTTCTTCCAAATCTAGAATCCCAAACACTCCGTCAAGTTCTCCAGAATCAACTTGCAGTTGTATACTATCAATACGTTCTTGTATTTTTGTTTTATCTCCGTGTCCGCCGATAATTGTTGTAGTATCTCTAGTAATTTCTACACGGTTGCACTGACCGCAATCTTCAATTTCGGCAGTTTCAACTCGTTTACCGGTAGCGTCACTAATAACTTTACCTCCTGTTAAGATTGCAAGGTCTTCAATTAACGCACTTCGCTTAGGGCCTTTCCAATCCGGGCCACGTACAGCACAAGTCACAATAGCACCGTTTAGGTTGTTGATAACTAGTGTAGCTAAAATGTCAGTTTCAATGCTTTCGGCTATAATTAAAAATGGGCGTTTAGTATGAACTAATTTTTCTAAAATGTTATACACATCAGTCATATTCATAATTGGACGATCGCAAATTAATATATATGGGTTTTCTAAAATACAGCGTTGCTTGTCAGAGTTTACAAAATGAGGACTTAGATATCCATGATTGTATGACAGTCCACTAACTTGTATAAATTCATCTTTTAGTGTAGTACTATTTTCAACACTAACAACTCCACGCTTGCCTACTTTAACAAGAGCATTAGCAATTAAATTTCCCATCTCGTCATCGTTATTTGCAGAAATACTTGCTACCTGTGCAATTGTTTTAAAATCGCTGCATTCTTTGCTTACTTTTATTAATTCTTCTATTGCAGCAGCTACAGCTTTGTCAATACCACGTTTTAGGTTAATCGGACTAATGCCAGCCTTAACGAATTTCATGCCTTCACGAATCATAGCTTGTGCAAGTACTGTTGCTGTGGTAGTACCGTCACCAATTTCATTTGATGTATGATTTGCTGCTTGCTTAATCATTCGCACACCAGTATCAGCTAACTTGTCCTTTAAAAATATCTCCCTAGCAACAGTTACACCATCTTTTGTAACGTGCGGCGCACCAAACTGTCTCTGGATAACAACATTGCGTCCTTTTGGTCCTAGGGTAATTTTTACAGCGTCACCTAATACATTTACCCCGACTACTAGACGATCTCGAGCATCGTCTCCAAAAGTTACTATTCTTGAGTTTATTTTAGCCATTTACATTATCTCCCTTTTTTAAAATTCCCAGCACTTCGTTTTCATCGAGAATTAAATATTCTTCAAAATCTAACTTAATTGGGTGCCCTGCATATTTTGGATATAAAATTAAATCTCCTACCTTGATAATCATCGGTAATGTTTTTCCGTCATCATTTATTCTGCCGTCACCGGCAGCTAGCACAGTTCCTTTAGTAGGACGTTCCTTTGTGTCATCAGATAACTGTAATCCTGATTTAGTTTTTAACTCGTCTTCAATCTTTTTAACAAGTAGTCTATCTCGAATTGGGGTAAATTCGGTCATATATCTTTTCCTTTAATTGTTTATTTTATAAGCAGTTTTTCAATAATCTTTTAGATATGAATTAGCTCCTCTAACATATTTATTGTACAAGTTTTTACTGATTATACATTTTGGCTTGTAGGTAATAAATACAATATAGGAGACAGCAACAGCATGGCGTCATCAGCACCAATTGTAGATAGAATTAGAATTATACCAAGACCTAACGATTTCTTAGATCGTAACGTAGGTTCTAACGGTCAAGTTTATTTTAATAGTGATTCTAGTAGCCTTCGAGTGTATAACGGAAAAATTGCCGGTGGTTTTGAAATTGCTCGTGCTGATCTTAATAATGTTTCAAATACAAATTTTTTAGCAAAAGCAACTGCTGCCGGAGTTAGTAGTACAGGCGGAGTTGAATGGGATAATGTTAATAATAAACCAACTTTTGCAACAGTTGCAACTAGTGGCAGTTATAACGATTTAATAAATACTCCTACAATACCTAGTTTAGCAGGTTATGCTACAGCGGCTTACGTAGATAATGCTATATTATTATCTACAGGAATACCATTGGGATCTGCAGAGTTATTTTCGATAGCTGCTGATGATTCTACATTAAGAATTATATCATCTAACGAAAGTATACAAATTATTGGCGGCACCGGAATTACTACTAGCAGCGATGCAGAAGGTAATATTACAATCACTTCCGCTGCCGCTTCTACTACGTTTGCAACATTAACAGACGCATCGACTGCAAGTTTAACCATTGATAAGATATACGAGCCTGCTATTGCAATGCTAAGAGTTGATAATGTAGGAACGTCAGTATATACATTTAATAGTCATTATGCAGGCAATAATCCTACAATATATGTACTAGCAGGAACAACAATTGCATTTGATTTAAGTGCTGTTCCTGGACATCCTTTTCAAATACAAGATTCTGCAGGTGCTCCTTATAATACTGGATTAGTACATGTGTCAACTACAGGGGTAGTATCTATCGGAGCAGCAGCTCAAGATAAATCTAGCGGAACATTATATTGGAGAGTTCCGGAATCTATATTCGGAACTTACAGATATCAGTGTCAATTGCACGTGGCAATGGTAGGCGGAATTACTATTAAGCGATTAAGCGTTATTTAAAATCTTTTACTAGTTGATTTAATGTCATTCTTATACTGACCATTTTTTCTACATTTTCACGCACTTTTGTTGGATCAATACTTTTATTATTTGTACTGTGTGTTTCGTCAATTAAATTGCATTGGTGTCTTAATTCGTCTAACAGTTTATAATTACGTTGGCGCACAGATTCGTTTTCTATTTTATCAATAACAGACTTGTATCTTTTAAATTCTTTTTGAAATTTAGTTGATTGACTTAATTTTAACATTAGCTTAACCTAAAATAATTGCTGTTGTTATTACTTGTTTCTGCTATTGCACTATTATCTGCTAAACTCTCTAGCATAACTGGCATTAGTTCTGGTATGTGAAATACACTACCTTCTAGCAATTCTTGAGCATACGTTTTTCCGTCTGTAGTGTCTATCCATTGTATTTTAAATTTACCAGCATTAACAAACCAGCTTTTTGATCGATCCTTGTGAAAGTGCAAAGGCATTTTACTATTTGATTTTTCAAATACTAAAATTTTCCCACAATATGTTTCGGCGTCTGCCCATACAATTTCGTATCCGTAATCAGTTTTAATAACTGTGTCGTTCATTTAATATTCTCTAATCTAATAAATCTATAACTTTAAAAACTGTTTCAAGTTTTTTTAAATTAACTTTGTTTTGTAAGGTGTTGTTTAATCCGTGATGTAGTGGACGAGGCCATTTACCAAACTCTACCCATGCATAACCGTCGTGCTCGTTATTTAGTAGAGGCATAAATTCTTCTTCTACTACACACAGATATGTATGAAAGTGAAATTGGGTATCGTTGCTAATGAACGTTTCTAAGGGCATTGTTTTCTTAATAGAAATTTCACCAATTTCTTCAAAGATTTCACGCTTTAGGCCTTCCCAAGGAGTTTCGGCTTTTTCAGTTGTGCCACCAACTAATCCCCATAAATCACCCGAACGACCTTTTACTCTATGTAAGAATAAAAAGCGTTTAGTGTTAAGGGCGTATACAATTGCGCCACTGCAAATGATAGTATTTGGACTCATACTAATAATTATCTTAGTATGCAAGTCTCCATGTGCCGTTTGGATATTCACCGTCGTATGCTAGTATCCACTCGCTTGCTTCAAACTTATATTGTTTGCCGGTATTAAGATTAGATGTATACACAACAGTATCGTCCTGCGTACTAGCGTCAAATACTACATGCCAGCGAACACCATCCCATTCGATAATGTCATTAGCGCCTGCAACAAAGTCTGAACCGTCGTTATTTTTCCAAGCATCTGGGCCATCGTATGCATAGTTGTCGGGCGTTTCATATCCTGCATCTTGGCCTACATTATCACTATCGTTAATATCAGCAAGTATTAGTATACGAGGATTACTTGCTTTTAAGTCTGTAGGATTAGTTTTATAAGGATTAATAATATAATCAATCTTATTGCGATCAACACCCGGGCCTGACATTACTGTGTCTGCAGGTAATGTATCGCCGTCCCATACAATTGCTAATTCGTACTGGTCTAATGGATTAACCACAACAGTGCCTACGATTTCGTTATCTAAATCTCGTCTAGTTAATCTTAACTCTGTAATACCACTATCAAATTCAAACGGCATAGATTTTAAATATCCTGTCCAAGTTTCTGCACCCACAATACCTTTTCTAACTAATTTAGCAGTTGTGCCTAATACTAGTAGACTGTAGTTATCATGTGAAGATATTAAAGAAGCATCAACATCACTTATCCAAGTGCTTTCAAGATTAATTACTTCTTTAACTCCGCTATCTATTGAAGTTGTTCCGGTTTGATCTTTTACTATTTTAGTTCTAATATCAGCTTCTGTCGTCGCTGAAGGATTTGTTGTATGGCCTACTCCACCTCTTGACAAATCAAGATCAATTGTTCCGGCACTTTCATTAAAAATACTGTGTATGACTTGCGTAATGACTCCGAGCCGTTTAACTTTAACTGGTGGACTAATCCAAATAGGTGTAGTAAAAGTTAACGTAGCAATATCAATATCGCTTTCTGTTCCTGTAGGAATTGTTCTGCTGCTAAATGTTAGCCCTGTCATATTAAAAACACTTAAACTTGTCCAGTCAATGTAGTTGTCAGTTGTTTGAATCTCTAAACTTGGATTAAACAACATTAAAATTTGTTCTAATATTTGTAGCTTTTGATCTGTATTTGAACTCCACACATCAACATTAACAGTTAGTGTATATGGAGTAGGCATCAGTCTTTCAACGGTAAAATTTTTACCTTCAGTATTTAAATATTCTTTACCAGCTGCATCATATGCACGTTCTCTAATATTTACTTTGTTAACGTAGCTGCTGTCACTTAGACGATTGACATCCATTTCAAGACCAGTAATATATACAGCCATTCTTGGTGCGCTTGGAATCTTATTTTCTGAGTTTTCTCTAATGATGTTGGCAACTTGCCGAGTTAAATCACCGTACATAACTGGAATCTGAGTGAGAGCACCTTTGCCATCTTTATAACTAAAGTTACTCATCATACGCACAAGCTGCGTTATGTATCTGCGTATTTGACCATCGTAAAAATGTTGATATCCCATTATTCTGCCTCCATCCAAACACGTTTGCCGTCGATTAGCTTCCAAGTCTTGTTTTTAAATTTGCCTTTATTTGCTAAACTTACTTTTCTTTTATGTTCCTCTGAGCAAGTTTTCCCCTTCATTGGTCCACCGTCTTTTCTTAACGCATTATGAAAGTGATATGTTTTTTTAGAATGTTTTGAATGTGAAAGGTGTTCATACTTGCAGCGATCAACACTTTGTATAGTTTGACCTATATAGCATTTTCCGCTTTCGATATGTGTACATTTGTAAATTTGCATTAATTATCCGCCCGTGGTCTAAGTGCTTGAGACAAACTCTGTCTTTCAGTAGTTGTTTCACCACCGATAGTGTCGGTACTAGTATTATTAACAAACGTACCTTTTTGCGTACTGCGTATATTAGTGTTTGTTAGTGTCATTCTAACATTATCTTCTTGCTTAACCCAACGCACTCCGTCATATCTAAACAATCTATTAGGTGCAAAATCATTGCGTAAGAAGAAATCTCCTGTAATAGGCACACCCGGAAACGTAATTCCAAATCCAAATGCTTCTCCATTTGTTGGAATACCATCTCCTAGTAAATAACCGTTATATCCAGAACGTTCTACTGTTTGCATTGTATCAGGAATATTATCGGCATCAGTGTCAACTAATTGGGTATTACCATCTGCATCTAGTTGTAGGCTAAAGTAATGATTAGTATTGTATCCTGATTTAGGAGCATCTACTTCTGCTTGCGCTATAACAGCATTATTGATTTGCATCTCTTTATCATATGTTGAAAGCAAATCACGTAATGTATTGCCACCTGGATTTTCTTCTTCTGCAGGGAGGTCAAGTATTTCTTTAAATTCTTGACTGTCAATAATTTGTTTAAGTTTAAGTCTATACAAGTGCGGATACCAAGTTTGACTGAATCCTTCACTTGCACGATTAACATCTTCTACAACATAGAACCTTTTAAGTGCTACACTGTGATCGTTTAGTGCGTATTCATCTTTTAAGTGAGGTAATTCAATTACGTCACCTGCTATAATTTTTCTACCAATTGTTTTAACACTGCTATTAATATGTATAGTAAGCATCAACGTGTCATTGGTCATAAACAATCCAAATTGGCTTAAATTAAAGTCAATATCTTGTACGTTATAAATTCCACGTAATGTGTAGATATCTGGATCGTACTTTCTATCCCTATTTTCAAGAAATAGTAAGTCTTGTATATTAGTTGGTTTTACACTATCGTATTGAGGTTGATCCGCAGTTGCATTTGCATCCGTTGGATTATCTGTACCTAAGTACTTGTGTATATGAAGATCGGTACCGCCAACAGTAAACATTTCAAGCACTTGCTTGTCTATAAAGTGGTAGTCGTTACCTTTTTGTGGTTTATATAAACTTAATCGTGGCATATACATATTTAGCGTCTTACCACTGTAACGATAAATACTAGGGAGACATTAAAATGGCAACAACAAAACAAGAAGTATATGATTACGTACACACGCTGCTAGGCGGAGGTATGGTCGATGTTGAACTCGATCCAATTCATTATGAAACGGCACTAAAAAAATCATTAACTAGATTTAGACAGCGTAGCAATAATTCAGTTGAAGAATCGTATTTGTTCCTGCCAACTATACTTGATCAAAACGAATACATCCTGCCTCAAGAAGTAATCGAAGTAAGACAAATATTCCGTAGAAGCATTGGCGCTCGTACAGGCGGCGGTGATGGCGGCAGTTTGTTTGAACCGTTTAACATGGCGTATACAAATACTTACTTGCTAAGTTCTAGTAATATGGGCGGTCTTGCAACATATGATATGTTTTCACAATATCAAGAACTAGTAGGCCGTATGTTTGGTAGCTTTATTGAATTTAAATGGAATAGTTCTAGTAAAAAACTTACCATGCTTCAGCGTCCTAGAGCAAATGAAACTCTAATGTTATATTGCTATAATTATCGTCCAGATGAAGAATTACTAAACGATTATATGGCACAACAGTGGATTAAAGATTATACTCTTGCAACTTGCAAATATATGCTAGGAGAAGCAAGAGAAAAATTTGCTACTATTGCAGGACCACAAGGCGGCACTAGTCTTAACGGATCAAGTTTAAAATCAGAAGCACAAGCTGAAATGGATAAACTTGAAAATGAAGTTGCTATGGCAATGGCCGGCGGCACCGGATTCGGATTTTTAATAGGTTAAAAACTACTTGACAATGCTTTAATTTCTGTTATACTAATAGAAACATTGGATCATTTGTATGAACAAACTTAAACTACTAATTATCGGTCACGGACGTCACGGCAAAGATACTGTATGCGAAATACTGCGTGACAAGTATAATTACAGTTTTGAAAGTAGTAGTAGATTTTGTTCAAAACGTTTTATCTATAACGACTTAAAGGAAAAGTATGGATATGCTAATGAGGAAGAGTGTTATGCTGACAGGCATAATCACAGAGCAGAATGGTATGATGCTATCTGCGCTTATAATGTTCCTGACCCAGCGCGTCTAGGACGCGAAATGTTTAATGCGTATGATATCTATTGCGGCCTACGCAATAAAAAAGAATATCATGCTATGCGTAACACCGAAGTATTTGATTATGCTATCTGGGTTGATCGTAGTGATTACTTACCACTTGAAGCAAAAGACTCAATGAGCTTAGAACAGTGGATGGCTGATTATACTATTGATAATAACGGCACCTTGGAAGACTTACAGTTTAACATAGATCAGTTAATGAAATTCTTAGACGCTTAAATTAGAAGTCAGGTACTAAATCGCCCTGCTTCCACTTAACGCCTTCCTTTTGAAGAGTGCGTTGACAGTTAGCACATATAGTTTTAAGATTACTAATACGGCAGTTGTTTAACTCGCCGTCTATATGAAATACATTAAACTGCTCTGAGTGTTTTGATTTAAATCCACATTTTTCGCACAGTGGTTTCTTTTCGTAACCAGCTTGCTTCCATTTAGGTACGCCGTGATTAACTCCGCTACGTAAGCAACGCTCGCATAACTTACGATAGTGTATTTTTCCGTCCTTACGATAGTTTATTGCCGCAGGACGTTGGTTACATTGGCATAATGGTCTCATATTGTATTTACCTCACCTTTTCGGTCCCTTTTATACCACTATAACTCGTATAAATTTATCGTAGTATGCTAAATACTAGCAATAACAATCCAATAGGAGAAAACGATATGGCATTGACATCACCAGGCGTACAGGTTAGCGTAATTGACGAGAGTTTCTACACTCCGGCTGAACCAGGTACAGTACCAATGGTTTTTGTTGCATCTGCAAGTAATAAGACTAATGCAGCTGGAACAGGAACTGCACAGGGCACATTAAAAGCTAACGCAGGGAAACCTTACTTACTTACATCACAAAGAGATTTAGCGGATACATTTGGTGATCCACTTTTCCAAATTGATGCAAACAACAATCCAATTCACGGTGGCGAGCGTAATGAATACGGCTTACAAGCAGCCTACAGTTTGTTAGGTGTTAGTAACAGAGCATGGGTCGTACGTGCAGATATCGACTTAGCTGAATTAGCACCAACTGCAACTGCTCCTAGTGCAGATCCATTAGCAAATACATACTGGTTCGATACAGAAAATTCAAAATACGGAATTCAACAGTGGAACGGTGCAGCATTTACTACAATTGGTGGTCAAACGTTTACAACTAAAACTCCAATTGTTATTACAACAACAGACGGAGTAGTTGACTATGAAGACGAAGATTATACTCCACTAGCTAGTATTGGTGCTATTGGTGACTATGCAATTGTTGCAGTTACTACATTAAACCGCACTTGGTTTAAAAATGCAGTAGGCGCATGGGTTGAAGTAGGCAGTGATGCTTGGACAGCAAGCTGGCCAACTGTTAAAAGTACTATAGCTAATCCTACACTTGGCAGTCCACCGGCTGATATTACAATCAACGGTACTGCTATTTCAGTTGGTGCAAATACAATTACTGACGTTGCAAGTTCAATTACTAGCTTCTTAGCAAGTGTTGGTATTACATCAGCAGCAGTAGACGGATTCCTTGAAATTTATAGCACTGGTGAAAGTTCAGGTGCAGATGATAGTACACGTGGCGGTCCAGTCATCATTGGCGGCGATACTGCTAAATTAGCACTATTAGGCATTAGCTCAGGAACTTATTACCCACCAGCAGTACAAGTATCGGCACATACAAGTGTTCCACAATTTAAAATTACTGATACATATACTCGCCCAACAGGTAGTATTTGGGTTAAAACAACTGCTCCAAATGGCGGCGGAAATTTAAAAGTAAAACTTTGGAATTCAGAGACATTACTTTGGGACGAAAAAACAACACCAATGTACGACAACAATGCAGCAGCAGTGTACGGTTTAGACAGTACTGGCAGCGGCGTAAACCTAGCAGTTGGTGAATTGTTTGCTAAAACAAACGTTGCAGCAGACGCTCAACCATTGGGCACATTTACAATCTATCGTAGACAAGCAAGTGGTGCAACTGTTATAAGAAGTGCAGCAATAACGGGCGCAGCGCCAGGCAATAGTTCATCAGCAACTAAAACATTCACTATGTCAGTTGTTACAATTGTTGCGGGTGTTGCAACAATGGGTAGTCCAGTAACAGTAACTGTGCCTGCAACAACAGGCAGTGCAAGCGGCGACGCAGTATTAATTGCAAGTGCAATTACATCAGCAGGTGTTGCTAACGTAAGTGCAACAGTTGATGCGCAAAATAAAGTTGTAATTACACATGCATTAGGTGGCGAAATTAACTTTGTTGACACCAACGGATTGTTAAACGCTATCGGATTTACTCCGTATATTGCAACTGCATCAAACAGCACTGTTAACTTAGCATATGCAGACGGTACAACTGTTGACACATCACCAAAACAATTTGCTGCAACTAACTGGCGCATACTAACGTATACACCAAGCGATAATGCACCAAACTCATTGGCAGCTGCCGGACAACTATGGTACAACTCGATTGTTGACGAAGTTGATGTTATGTATCACAACGGTACAACATGGGTTGGATATAACGATGCAACTGCGTTTCCAGATGCAGATGCCGAAGGTCCAATTGTTGCAGCAAGTATGCCACTAGTACAATCAGATGGCAGCACACTAGTAACAGGTGATCTATGGGTTAGTACAGCTGACTTAGAAAACTACCCAACAATTTATCGTTATAACAATAACGTTGCAGGTACAACAGCGCAAAAATGGGGATCACCGCTAGATGCTAGCGATCAAACTACTGAAGAAGGTATCCTATTTGCTGATGCACGTTACAGTGTAAGCGGCGGAACAACTGAAGTTATGACAGACGCAAGTATTGCTGAATTACGTGTAAGCAACTACTTAGACCCGGATGCACCACAAGCAGCACTATATCCAAAAGGTATGCTACTATGGAACTTACGCAGAAGTGGATTCAACGTAAAACGTTTTGAGCGCAACTATATTGATACAAATGCAGACAACCTACGCTTAGGTGATGCAGGCGAGTACCCGATGTCAGGTTACTATCCGCACCGTTGGGTTACTGAATCAGGTAACCAAGAAAATGGTGCAGGTAGCTTTGGACGCAAGGCACAGCGTAAAGTTGTTGTACAAGCTCTACAAGCAGTTGTTAACTCAAATGACGAAATACGTGATGATGAATCACGCTTGTTCAACTTAATGGCTTGCCCAGGTTATTCAGAACTAATCGGCGAAATGATCAGCTTAAACTACGATAGAGGCTTAACAGCATTTATCCTAGGTGATAGTCCATTCCGTTTAACACCAGATGCTACTAGCTTAAACGAGTGGGCAACTAACGTTAACCTAGCAGTAGAAGACAACGATGATGGTCTTGTTAGTCGCGATGAATACCTAGGCGTGTTTTATCCATGTGGATTTACAAGTGACAACTTTGGTAACAACGTTGTAGTTCCAGCTTCGCACATGATGTTAAGAACAGTTGCACTAAGCGACCAGGTTAGCTATCCATGGTTTGCACCAGCAGGTACAAGACGCGGCGGAGTTACTAACGCAAGTTCAACTGGTTATATCACAAGCGAAGGCGAATTCCAAAGTGTGTCACTAAACGAAGGTCAACGCGATACATTGTACAGCAACAACATAAACCCAATTACGTTTATTAGTGGTGCCGGACTTGTTAACTTTGGACAGAAAACTCGTGCAAGAGGTACAAGTGCATTAGATCGTATTAACGTAGCACGTCTGGTTATCTACTTACGTAGTCAGCTAAACACGCTTGCTAAACCTTACATCTTTGAGCCAAATGATACTATTACTCGCAATGAGATTAAACAAGCAGCAGAGAGTTTATTACTTGAATTAGTTGGACAACGTGGTCTTTATGATTACCTAGTTGTTTGTGATGAGTCAAATAATACTCCAAGCAGAATTGATAGAAATGAACTATACTTAGACATAGCTATTGAACCTGTTAAAGCAGTTGAATTTATCTACATTCCATTACGCTTGAAAAACACCGGCGAAATCAACGGACTTTAAACGATAAATACTTATAGAACAGGAGCAGACTAAATGGCTATTTCAACATTATCAAAAATATCAGTTCCCCTAGCTAGCGGAGATTCCGCTAGTAGTCAGGGACTATTGATGCCAAAACTCCAGTATCGCTTTAGAGTGTCACTGGAAAACTTTGGTGTATCAACACCGACTACAGAACTTACAAAACAAGTTATTGACGTAACTCGTCCTAACGTAAGTTTTGAACAAATGACAATTGACGTATATAACTCAAGAGTATACCTAGCAGGTAAACATACATGGGAACCAATTACGCTTAACTTACGTGAAGATGTTAACAACAATGTGCAAAAACTTGTTGGCGAGCAGCTACAGAAGCAGTTCGACTTTTACGAGCAATCAAGTGCAGCATCAGGACAAGATTATAAATTCGTAACACGCATTGAAATCTTAGATGGCGGCAACGGTGCTAACACACCAAACGTACTTGAAACTTTTGAACTTTACGGTTGCTATGTAGAAAGTGCAAACTACAACAGTTTGTCATATTCTAACTCAACTGATCCAGTTAGTGTTACACTTAACATCCGTTACGATAACGCATTACAATCACCAAACGGTACTGGTATTGGTACAGCAGTTGGACGTACAGTTAATACTTCCGTTACAGGCGGCGGCGTTTAATACTATTATCATTTAGTCTAAAACAAAAGGGAGCTTCGGCTCCCTTTACCTTTATATACGTACTTAATACTAAAGGATAAATATTTGTATGGCAAATAAGTTTAACGGTTTATTAGATTCAATTTCAAACGGTATATTAAGTCCCAAAGGCAATATGGCCGATTGGCAACATGCTGCACGGCTGTATACTGATAGAGATATGGCCCTTGCGCCAAAAACTAAATTCCTTTATCATGTGCAGTTTGAAGTATCAGATGTTGCAAAAGGAATTGCTCCTAAGTTGTTTACGGGGTCTACGTTAAACGAAATAGGTATGCTTGTAAAAAGTGCAGACTTGCCTAAATTTAGTGTTCAAATAGAAACTAAGAAAAAATATAACAGAGTAAAAAATGCACAAACTTCAATAAGTTATGAACCTGTAAACATTGAGTTACATGATGACAATGAAGGCATTACCACTGCATTATTACAAGCATATTATAGATACTATTTTGCAGACGGTAATCAACAAAAAGATTCTGGTAGAGCATATGCTGTTGCACCTCACAGTACGTACCAAGGTAGCTCTCGTAATAATTATAAGTTTGGTATGGATGTAAACAATCCAGGAGTACCTTTCTTTAAAAGCATTAAAATAAGTGTACTAGCTAGAGGTGAGTACACTACATATACATTAGTAAACCCAATACTAACTAGCTGGAGTCACGATAGTGTTAACAACAGCGACGGCGCTGGCACTATGAGTAACAGTATACAAGTAGCATATGAGGCAGTGTTTTATAGCCAAAACAGTATTACTACAGGCCCGCAAGGCGATCCTGTCGGATTTGGTCAAGATCATTACGATACGACACCTAGTCCTATATCATTAGAAGGTGGAGCCAAGTTAGGGTTAGGCGGCACAATAGGTAGCGCATTAGACCTATATGAATTTATTGCTAGTGGCGAATCATATAATAATCCATTGCTTAGTATATTACAGGGTGCTCAGTTAATTGGTAATATAAGAAATTTATCAAAAGAAGGATTACGTCAAGAAGGATTTAATATTCTTACAGGAGCAATTGGTCAAGCAACTGGAATTAATGTTAGTGGTGTAGCACAGACTTTCTTTCCAAAGAACGGCGGAAAAGGTGGCGGCAAAGATGTACTATTAGCGGCAGCAGGTGTTGGCCTTGCATCAGCTGTAACTAGTTCAATAAAAGCTCTTAAAACCAATGCCGCAGCATTAGATAGTGCAAGACAACGTCAATCAATTAAAAATTTCCAAGCAGCAGGTGGTGGGTCAGCTGCACTGGGCGCAGCAGCGTATGCCGCAACTAAAAACAATCCAAGTGCCATGGCTGCACTAGATAAAAAATTAGGATTATAAATGAATAACGGCAGCTTACCAGTTACTACACAAACAAATGACAAACGTGTAACTTCATTCTTTGATAAGTATTTTACTGCAAAGCTAGAATTTGCATCTAATGAAGTTGATGCAGTTGTTGCATTTTTTGAAAAAAGAGGTTTTGAAAAGTCAGCAGCTATTAGTACTGGATCTATTCTTTTGCAACAAGCAAAGTTAGACAATATTAAAGTATTTGTACTATTAGATACCCTTAAAGGTTTTGACGAAGCAAAACTGAGTGCAGTTGTTGCAGAAGTATTAAATTATAATAGATTGAGTACTAGTGTACTTGGATTTAAAAATACTACAAATACCAATACTTTGGAAAAGCGAAACATAGCGGTATAACATGTCAAGGTTTGCACAAGGTAAATTCAACTGCAAAAATCCAGCAAAATATATAGGCGGCAAAGTTCCAACATATCGGTCAGGTTGGGAATTTGCATTTATGAAATTTTGTGACGAAAATGCTAATGTTACACAATGGGCAAGCGAAGCAATACGTATTCCATATCGTAATCCGTTAACTGGCAAGCACACAATCTATGTACCAGACTTCTTTATTGCGTATGCAGATAAAACTGGTAAACAGTTTGTCGAACTTATTGAAGTAAAACCTTCAAATCAAACTAGTTTAAAAGAAGCAGGAAAGAGTAGACACAATCAATTACACGCTGTAGTTAACGCTGCTAAATGGGAAGCAGCAAATGCATATTGCAAACAAAACGGTATAAAATTCCGCATAGTAACTGAACACGATATTTTTCACGGCGGTAGACGATAACATACTAAATAAGTGTGTATATTAAGGATAAAGTCTGCATGACAAAAAAACTTGAAGAATTACTAAATTTGCCTGACTCTAAAGAAATTGTAGATGATGCAAAGGCAGAAGAAAAAAAGAGTAGAGCAAAAGTTGCTGTAGTAGACCAGCATAACACTTTCCGCGATATTGCAGAATTTGATAAAATTGCAGCAGCATTACCGAGTGTTAAAGGCTTAGGCGAAATGGCTGATACCGAACTTAACGAAATTGCTGATAAGGCAATGGCCTCATACGAAGACTTAATGGACTTGGGTATGAACGTAGAAAGCCGTTATGCAAGTAGAGTTTTTGAAGTAGCCGGCGGAATGCTTAAAACTAGTCTAGATGCTAAAGTGGCTAAACTAGATAAGAAATTAAAAATGGTTGAGCTACAACTTAAAAAACAAGCAATAGATCAAAAATCAAATCCAGATGGTGACGTAGTAAATGGCGACGGGTACGTAGTAACAGACCGCAACAGTTTACTCGAAAAACTTAAAAACATGGATAAATAAGTATAACAGGGAACCCATGTCATGAAATCATTTAAAGAATTGTTAACCGAGTCTACAAAAACTTACAAATTTAAAATCCGAGTAGCAGGCGAGGTACCCGAAGGATTTGTAGATCGTATGAAGGCCAGTTTAGCAAAGTACGAAGTAATAAAACTGAGCGCCGGCAAGAGAGCTCCAATTACAGCAAAGCCTGCAGACTTTCCAAGATTACAAAATATGGAAGTTACACATTACGAAGCAGAATTAAAGTATCCTGTTACTGCACACGTACTTGAACATTACCTAGTTGACAATTGCAGAATTCCGCATAGTTACCTTATTGTACGTGGCGAAGGTGATCCTGTTGAGGCTCAGCAAGAGGAAGCAGCAGACAATAAGCCATATGAAGCACTTTTAGCAACTGAAGATATGGGCGGTGAAAGCGCACAGGCAGACGTAGGCGGCGAACGTATAATGAGCTTGTTAAAAGAATTAGAAATGTCTCGTAAAGAACGCGACATTGACCCAATGGCAGCAGCACCGAAAGGTGAAATATCATGAGCGATATTAAAGATTTTATTAATATTACAAATTTATATAGCGAATATACACTATTGGAGGCATCCGCACAGGAATTAGCAAAAGGCCTCTATAATGCAGGCTCTGGCAAAACATTTGGAACAGATGAACAGGCTATAATGAAAGCATTGGCTCAGATTAAATCACCTGAAGAATTTAAAAGCGTGTCTGATGTATATAAAACTATGTATAGAAACGCAGATCTTACTGCTGATTTACGAGCTGAAATGAGTGGCACTGAGTTACAAAGACTTAACAGCACATTGGCAAAAATTAACCCAGCAGCAGCGGAACCAGCAGCAGCGGAACCAGCAGCGCCCAAACGGCGTGGTCGAGGCCCAACAGCACCACCAGCACGTCCTGGACAACAAACTAGTAACTTACCTGCTAAGTTAGGTCAAATCACATCAGCTAACTTGATGAAAGATTACCAAGATGGCGGCAAGCAGCCAATGGATCAAGTTAAAACTGTACAAACCGCATTATCACGTGCTGGGTTTGATCCAGGTAAAATTGATGGTATATACGGTAACGGTGTATTTAAAGCTGTACAAGATTTCCAAAAGGCGAACGGTTTAAAAGCCGATGGACAAACTGGTCCTAACACTATTAAAGCACTGATAGCAAAATCAGGTGGACCAGCAGCAGCGGAACCAGCAGCAACACCAGCAGCAACACCAGCAGCAACACCAGCAGCAACACCAGCAGCAACAGCAGCAACACCTCCAGCAGGTAATAACCCAGATGAAGCAGATCCGGCAGCAACAGCAGCAACACCTCCAGCAGGTAATAACCCAGATGAAGCAGATCCGGCAGCAACAGCAGCAACACCTCCAGCAG